CCACAGTGTAGGCAGTGGACATAGCCAAGGGATGCACGGCGAGGGGGGATAACCCCCTCGCATAGTCGGCAGTGTGTTGCGTCAGTCAAACGTCACCCCCTGTATACGAGCCGCAGCCAGCGCCCTGTAGCCCTCACGAGCCAACACTTTCATAGCCTCAAGGGGTATCCAATGGATGGTGTCGTTGGTGTTGGTGTTGGTGTTGGTGTTGGTGAGGCGGGGATGGGCGTAGGTGCGGTGCTTGCTGGTAGTCATGCTATGCTTGTCGCTATTGCCATACCAACGCTGGGTCTCATCGTCCCATACGAACAGCGGCCAGTGCTTGCCATAGCTGTAGACCACGTAGCGCATACCAGCGCCATCGCTATAGGCGACACCGCCAGCCTCCCAATGGCCATAGAGTTGCCCATTGGAGTTCTTAAACGGCTTGCATTGGCTGACGTACTGGCTGGCTAGTCGTCCGTTGATACGTGCATAACTGACGTTAGGCTTAAGGTTAGCGTTGTAGTGTGTCATTGTGGGTACTCTTGTATGTGTGTCGTAGGCTCATCAGACGGCGCATGACGCCGTGACAGGGCATGTTCTGCCCTGTTTCGCCTTGGTTGTGTGGTGTTAGTCCGCAGGTTGCCATTCCGCAGACAGTACCGTGTCAACCTCTCGTATGTATCCATGCACCAGTGAGGGTGACACTGACGCTTTGCAGACCTTGGCTTGTCCATCGCTGCTGGGGAAGAACGTAAGCTCGAAGCCATAGGTACCCATGCTGGTCGTCTCGTATTGGTACTGGTATGCCAGATCAATCATGAACCGCAGCAGGTCGTAGGGTACGTCAAACTTCTCTCGTACGCTGGGGTTGATAGCGTATACAACCTCGGCAGTCTTGGTGAAGCTGTAGTTGTCGATGCGAAGCATGGTTGTTCTCCGTTGGTTGTGTAAACTTTCTGTGTAAACTTACTCGTCATTGCCGGGTATAGTATCTTCCACAGGGATAGCCCACAGGTCGCCATCTTGCCACAGGTGGTACTCCGCACCACTGTCATCGAGAAGAATAGCGTCCTGAAGTATACAATCCCACGAGTCCCAATAGCCCGAGTTATCATCAGTTGGACCTTTGGCTATGACAGCCCAGTCTAATGGGTCTACGTTACGTACTCGCTCAAAGTTAACACGCTCTGTAAACACTTGGGGTATGTATACACCAAAGCCATCGCTTACGAGCAAGAGGGCGTAAGGAGAGATGATGTCATCGTAGGGCATTGTAAAGTTTCCATGTAAAGTTAGAGGGTAACTATACACCACGGCACAATCACGTATAAACGCGTTTTTATTTTGATAACACGTATAAACGCATTTTTATTTTGATTGCCGTTTTGTGTATAGTTAGAACCAAAGTTAGCTTCGATTCGCCCCGAGTGTCGCACATTTCGCCGGCCGTGTCAAGTCCGCCGCCGAAAATAATCTACAAATATTTGTTACAATCTACAAATTGCTGTTACAATCTACGGAATAATCTGTGTAAACTTAGAAAGTATACACCAGTAAGTGATTGATTTTAGCTCATTCACGGGCTACAGCCTAGGCTCCGATCTAAATAATCTACGTTTTCAACTATATAGTGAACCACATACTTGGGGGAGGGGGTTGTGGTCGCCTTAACCATAACAATGGAGGCAATTCGGGGGAAGGGTCATGCAAAAAAACATAGATTATTTAGATTATTTAACTCATTTCAATTTTTTTCAGGGCACTGGCTCCCGTGGTGTTAACCAGCAACCTACTGAAATCACTGGAGAAACTGCATGTAAACTTAGCTAAGTTTACAGTGCCAACTGTCGCTGAGTCTTGACCACAATTTACGGATTATTTTTTGAAAAACGTAGATCGTAACGAAAAAACGTAGATTGTAACGAGAGTATTGCGTAAATTTAGGGGTAAATGTAAACTTAGCGTGTATAGTTAGAGCATAATGTAAACTTAGTGTGTAAACTTAGGAGCTATAGCACGTACATGTAAACTTTAAGCGCTATACACGCGTTGATAAGCTAGAGGCCCCCGACGTATGGCGAGCGGAGCGAGCTCAAATATACACGAGCAAACTATACACTCTAAGTTTACATCACCTAACTATACAAAACGCAGGCAAAGAAAAAGCCCGGCTTGCGCCGGGCTCGTGGTTACTTCCATTTCTCCTGTTGGTAGATCATGTAAACTGACACTGCGAGACTAACGAGCAAGATGATCATGACTGCTACGGGGCTTTCGGCTTCCATTGTGTACTTCCTTGCATGGTGGGTGCGCCTTGCGGCGCACCCGGTTAGATTACTTGGGAACGATCATTAGCTTGTGCTTTTGCTTTAGTCGTTCAAGGACGGCTATCAGCACGCGGGGTTTCTTGTGCTCGACTGTCACAGGCACTGTGACAAGCTTACCGTCCACCTTGCGACGAATGTAGACTGTGGTACGCATTGCATTGTTCCTTGCATGGGGGGTGCGCCTTGCGGCGCACCCGGTTAGATCAGAACTTGAACACCGGCTTGGTGGGAGCCTTGGGCTTTTTGGCTTCAGCCTTGGCGACGGCTAGTCGCCCAAACTTGTAGCCGAACGCTAGGTTGTCATCCTTCTCAAGTGAGCCTTTTTCTCGGGCGAGCGCTTCGAACGCTTGTTCGAACGCGTCTCGCGCCTCGGTAGCGGCTTTGCGAGCAGCGACAAGCTTTGCATACTTGTCAGTGAGCGCCTTGGGGAAGGTAGCCACGTCAACGGTGATCCAGTTGAGTTCCTTGCTCATGTTAGTCCTCACAATGTCAAACAGCGGGGCGGGATTGCCCCGCTTGTCGGCGGCACATCGCCATCGACCCATTCAATATGGCACTATTGGCGCATATTGTCAAATCGCCGGGGCTCAACGCGCGCGTGCGCGTCATACGCGCGCGTGCAGGCGGGCGGGGGTGGGGGGTACATGGACAGGCGCAGGCAGGCCCCCCGGTAGTGTAGTAAACCCCGCAAAGCACAACCCAAAAAATCGACGTGTAAACTTACCGCATTGCAGCAAACTGCGGGTCTACTTACCGCATCGCAATATACTACACTCAAGCCCACGTAGGCTTGACGATCCTCTGGCTCCCGCCTATTCTCCCCTCATGAACTCTCTCGATCACACCCGCTGGTCAGACCGTCTCGCGTTCGACGTGGCCCTTCGCTTGGAAGGGAGCGGCGAGGCCGTTGCAGATATACTGACGCGACACAACCTCGCCCCGTTGGACCTTCAGGACTTCGGCAAAGACCCGGTGTTCCTCAAACGCGTGGAGCATTACCGGGAGGAAGTGCGCGATAAGGGACTGACCTTCAAGCTGAAGGCACGGTCGCAGGCCGAGGAGTTGCTCAAGACGTCGTGGTTGCTTATCCATAGTCCGGACGTCAGCGCCGCCGTCAAGGCGGACCTCATCAAGTCGACCGTCAAGTGGGCTGGGCTGGAGCCCAAGAATGAGCCGGTGGACATGGGTGGAAGCGGTGGCGTCAGGATAACGATCAACCTTGGGGGCGATACGCTTGGAAACGCCAAACTCATCGAAGCCGACACCTCCGACGCCGCCTGACTATATCCCTGAGGCGTTGCAGCCCTACTTCATTCCCACCACCTGTGGTGGGTGGCAGGCGCAGTTCGAGAGCGCGCTTGCAGCCACTCTCGTGGAGCAAGACCTAGCCGAAGCCGGCGTCACCTACCGAACGACTGTCGTCAAGTCGAAGAAGCGGGGGATTATCTATGTCGTCTACCTACCGCAGTTGGGACCGCGGCGTGCCGCGTGAGGGCGTCTGCGACTCCATCCATGTCGTTCCCTGCAACGACCTGAAGGATCACGTGGTCGATGATGAGGGCTCCTGCTGGTGCGAGCCGGAGTACGACGCAGAAGATAATATCTACATCCACCGCAGCGCCGATGGTCGTGAGGACTATGAGGACGGCGTTAGACAGTACAACTGAGGCCACCCATGGCGCTTGAGATTGACTACACCCCCTCCAAGACGATCCGCGATTTTATGGCGTCGGACGCCAAGATGCGTGTCGTGATGGGGCCGGTCGGCTCCGGCAAGAGCGTGGGGTGCTCCTTTGAGGTGGTGCGGCGAGCGTCCTCGCAAAAGCCCAATGCGCAGGGCATACGCAAGTCCCGCTTTGCCGTGGTGCGTGAGACCGTCCGCCAGTTGCAGGACACGACGATCAAGACGTTCCTTGACTGGTTCCCGCCGGGGGTGTGCGGCGACTACATGCGCACCACCAAGACTTACTTCTTCCGGGTGGGTGACGTTGAGAGTGAGATCATGTTCCGCGCGCTCGACGACGCGGACGACGTGGCTAACCTTAACTCACTCGAACTTACCGGAGCGTGGTTCAACGAGTGTCGCGACATCCACCCTGACATTGTGGACGCCATGTCCAAACGTATTGGACGATACCCGTCGGCTAAGGACGGGGGGCCGACGTGGCATGGGATGTGGGGCGACACCAACCCGCCCACCATGGACACATGGTGGTACTACCAGATGGAGAAGCTCAGCCCCAAGGACGGCGTGAGCTTCAACGACAACGGCTGGCACGTCTTCAAGCAGCCGTCTGGGCGCAGCCCCTACGCGGAGAACATCGATAACCTGCCAGATGGGTACTACGACACGCAGGGGCGGTCGGAGGAGTACATCCGGGTCTACATCGACGGCGACTACGGGCTCAGTCTGGCGGGCACGCCGATCTACAAGTACTTCCGGCCGGACTACCACATGGCGAGCCAGATGCTACGGCACAGCATCGGCACTGGCCGGTCGCTCATCATCGGGATGGACTTGGGGCTGACGCCGGCGGCAGTCATCGGGCAGCAAGACCCACGGGGGCGGGCGCTCATCATGGCCGAGTGCGTCAGCTACGACATGGGTGTCCAACGCTTCGTGCGCACCATGCTTAAGCCATTGCTTTACGAGCGGTTCCCCGGTGCGTCCGTTATCGTCATCACCGACCCGGCTGGCATCCAGAGGGCGCAGACCGACGAGCGCAGCGCGGTCGACATCATCAAGGCCGAGGGGCTGCGCGTCATGCCCGCGCGGACCAACTCCATCTCGGCGCGCATCAACGCGGTTGACAACTACCTCATGAGGCAGGTCGACGGTGACCCGGCGTTCCTGCTTGACCCCAGTTGCACGCAGCTTAAGGCCGCCATGATGGGCGGCTACCGCTACAAGCCCAAGGGCGACAGCGACATTGAGAAGAACAAGCACTCGCACATCGCCGAGGCGTTGCAGTACTTCATGCTCCACATCGACAACGTGGAGAGCAGCGCGCAGTTGCGCACCCGGCGTGAGGTCAGGCCAGCCAAGGCCGTCGGGTGGACGTGACTTGCACTTGACTTTTGCATACGGTATAAAAACTTGATCCGTAGAGTGAGGTCGCCATGGCTACTGTGTCACCCGTTATCAGCACGACTGGCTCACCCAATGGGGTGCCCCGTATTGTGTGGCTCGGCATTGTTACCGGTGACACGGTTAACTCGCTCAAGGTTCTGCAACCCCGTGGCTTCGTGGCGTCTGTCCAGATCAGCGGCACGTTCGGGGGTGCGACCGTTACGCTCCAGCACTCCAACGACGGGACCACGTGGGTCACTGCCAAGGACGTGCGGGGCAACGACGTCACTGCCACGTCGGCTGCGATCTTCGAGGTTAGCCTCTCCTCTGCGTACATCCGGCCGTCGCTTGCGAGCGGTACCTCCAATGCGGTTGATGTCATTGCAGTGGGGAGAGGCTAGTACGGTGACTAGGCTCCTTTCTAGGATGAGTTCATGGCTGGTTTGACGATCCTCCGCGTTGTCGGTAACGACGAGCTTGCTCGCCAAGAGCAGGAGCAGGTCGAGCGTGAGCTTCAGGCGCGGCAGTCGAGCAGTCTCATCCTAGGGCTGGCGGCCCACCTCAAGACCTGCTGGGACGCGGCGCGCATCTACAAGCAGCCCATCGACGACATCATGCTTAAGGCTTTGCGTCAGCGCAACGGCGAGTACGAGCCGGACAAACTGACGGGCATCCGCGCACAGGGCGGGTCCGAAGTCTACATGATGCTCACTGAGGTCAAGTGCCGTGCGGCTGAGAGCTGGCTGCGGGACATCCTGCTCGACACTGGCACGCCCCCGTGGGACTTGGCTCCGACACCCATCCCCGACATGGCCCCGGCCGAGGCCGCTGGGCTCCAGCAGGCGTTCGCTGAGCGCATCATGCAGATCATTCAGATGTCGGGGCAGGCTCCCAACGCCATCGAGATGGCTGAACTCAAGGAGCTTGTGGCGCAGGAGTACCGGTTCAAGGTTCTCCAGATGGCGCAGGCGCGGGTCGACCGGATGAAAATCCGCATCGACGACCAGTTTGCACAGGGCGGTTGGTCCGACGCCTTCAACGAGTTTATCACCGACCTCGTTACCTTCCCGTGCGCCTTCATCAAGGGGCCGATTGTCCGTCGGCAGCGCCACCTCGGGTGGACCAAGGGGCCGGACGGCCGCACCATGGTCGAGGCCAGCGAGAGGCTGGCTCCTGAGTACGAGCGCGTCAGCCCGTTCAACATCTTCCCTGAGCCCGGCGTTACGCGGCTTAACGACGGTTACCTGTTCGAGCTGCATAAACTTACGCGCACGAACCTGTCAGACCTCATCGGGGTGCCGGGCTACGACGATCAGGCCATCCGCAAGACGCTTGAGATCGGGCCGCGCCAGTCGTGGGTCTCCGACACCACTGAGTCCGAGCGCGACGACGCCGAGCGTAAGTTCTACACCGAGATGCGTCCGACCGATATGTTCGACGCATTGGAGTTCTGGGGCAAGGTTTCGGGTGAGATGCTCCGTGAGTGGGGCATGGACGAGACCGAAGTGCCCGACACGGCCCGTGAGTATGACGCAAACGTCTGGCTGGTGGGTGATTACGTCATCAAGGCGGTGTTGAACTACGACCCGTTGGGTGAAAAGCCCTACGCAAAGACCTCGTTCATCAAGACACCGGGGTCATTCTGGGGTCGCGGCATCCCCGAGATCATCGAAGACCTCCAGAATATCTGCAATGCGGCCGCCCGAGCCCTCGTGAACAACATGGCCATCGCTTCTGGGCCTCAGGTTGAGGTCAATTTGGAGCGTTTGCCGCCGAACGAGGACATCACACAGCTCCAGCCGTGGAAAATCTGGCAGGTTTTGAACGATCCGATGGGTTCTTCGGCCCCGGCGGTGCGATTTAACCAGCCGACGGACAACGCGCAGACGCTGATGGCCGTTTACGAGCGGTTTTCGCGCCTCGCGGACGACCATTCCGGTATTCCGTCGTACATTTACGGCGATGTGGACGTTAAAGGCGCTGGTCGCACGGCGTCCGGCCTGTCCATGCTCATGGGATCGGCGGGTAAAGGCATCCGTCAGGTGGTCATGCACATCGACAACGACGTCATCAAGCCGATTGTCGAGCGCCAGTTCGTTTACAACATGCGCTATGACCCCGATGAGTCGATCAAGGGCGATGTCGAGGTCATTCCGCGCGGTGCGGTCAATCTTGCCGTCAAGGAGACGGTCAATCTGCGCCGTGTTGAGTTCCTCAACGCGACCGGAAACCCGGTTGACCTTGAAATCATCGGTAAAGAGGGTCGTGCGGCCATCCTGCGTGAGATCGCCAAGGGCCTTCAAATGCCGGTCGACGAGATTGTCCCGTCGCGCGAGCGGCTGGCGTTCACCACCGCTGCACAAGCACAGCTTCAGGCGACTGCACCCCAGCAACCCGGCCCACAGACGACCGATCAGGCGGGGAATCCTGCCGGTGGCGCTGCGGCCACGACTGTTCGTAACCAAGTGACGGGCGGTGCGGCATGATCCGCCCCGACCCGGAGCTTGTTCAGACGATCAGCGTCATGGGCGGACACTTTCCGCGCTTCACCGAATGGCTCGCCGCATGGCGACTGTACGAGCTGGAGCGCCTACCTAACGCTAGTCCTGAAACAGTTGCTATTATGCAAGGTAGATGTCAGGTCTTGACAGAGTTGCATAAACTTGTTCAGGATGCACCAGAATTGGCTGCACAGTCCAAGCGTGGACAGCGGCCCTAACCCTACGCACACCGAGAGGAGCGTTCTATGACCATGCCTGAGCAACTTCGCCGCCAAACCGAGGCGGTTGCCAAGATGTACGAAACCTTTAACGCCGATGAGGCTCAGTCTGAGACTGAGGCTGCGGGCGATGCTGGTGACGCGTCTTCGCAAGCCGACGGTAACCGGGAAGCTGCACCTGTATCCGCGCCGAACGAGCAACGGCAGACGGATACCACGACTGAGAGTACGTTTGAGCAGCGTTATCGCACGTTGCAGGGGATGTACAACGCTGACACTGCCCGGCTTCGGTCGGATAATCAGCAGCTTAACTCCCGTGTAACGCAGCTTGAGCAGCTTCTGTCTTCGCTCTCGACCGCTCCGGCGGCGCAGACGCAGATGGAACAAGAGAGGCTTGTTACGCCTAAAGATATTGAGGATTACGGCGACTCCATCGAGGTCATGCGTCGCGTGACTAAGGAGGAGGTCTCAGCGGCTAACCGCCGTATCGCCGAGCTGGAGCAGATGATTCGTCAGATGCACACTAGCGTGGTCCCCAAGGTCGAACAGGTGGCACAGCGGCAGGCTATGTCTGCTGAACAAGCGTTTTGGGCGGACTTGTCGACAACCGTGCCCGCGTGGCGCGACATCAATGCCGACAATGCGTTCCACTCTTGGCTTCTTGAGGTTGACCCCCTGACGGGCCTGACCCGGCAGAGCTACCTTGAGGACGC